CCGCGATGACAAGACCTGCCATGACTGCGATTGCCGGACCGCCTGCCGAAGCAAGGGCGATTGCCGACTGTGCAAGGATTCCAAAGCCCAGAGCTACGAGAAGCACCGCTGCACCGATCATCATGAAGGACTTGGCCGCCGCGAGCATGGAGGCTGACGAACCCTCTGCCGCAGTGCCCGCGGACTGGATGCCTGATGCCGTCTCTCCGAGCTTTCCTGCGATACCGCCAGAAATAATGCCTGCGAGTCCGCCGATGGCGCTTCCGATTGTGCCGATGATGCCGCCGACAAAGGTCACTGCCTTGAATGCCATGAAACCCGCAACGATCTTCGGGAGCAGGCTGATGAGCATCGCAATCGTTCCCGCGTGCTGTTCGATAAAGCCCGCAAGCGCCACGAGTGCATCAGCAACCTTTCCGACCACGTCAGAAAAGCTCTGCACGTTCTGTGTCGAGCCGAATGCTCCGTTGATCTTGGCGAGTGCCCTGCCGATAGCGCCGAACGCTTTGGCAAATGCCGGTCCGACCCGGGAGAAATTCACGCGGAACACAGTCAGATATTTGCCCGCATCCTGCACGAATTTCTTGATTTTGCCGGACTTCATGGAGTTGTTGATTGCCGTTGCCGTTCTCGAACCCCACTGAACAATAGATCGAAGACCGCCCACATAATCGCTGTAGATGGTCTCTTTGATTGCATCGACCGAGCTGTGCCAGATAGCCACGTCGCCTTCAAGGTTGTCCGTCTGCTTCTTGTACATGTCTTCAGCCGCGCCGCCACAGTTCCTGAGCGCTTCGCTGAACTGATCGACTTTATCCGGGGACGAGACGCACATCTTGTTGAATGCTTCGAGGCCCCTTGTCGTGAAGATGGTCGCCGCGGTGGCGTTCCGCTGTTCTTCGGTCATTCCGCTCATGGAAGCGTTGAGCTCATCCACGACCGTGTTAAAGTCACGAGCGTTTCCGTTCGCGTCATATGCCGATACGCCAAGTGCCTCCATGGCATCAGCCGCTTCTCCCGTCGGCGTGTAAATATCCGCCATAGCGCGTTTCATAGCTGTCGCTGCGGTCGCTCCGGTCACGTTCTGCTCTGCCAGTCTGAGGAGCGCCAGTGTCGTGCCTTCGGCGGTCTGTCCGTAGGTCGAAGCCGTCGCCGCGCCCTGTGAGAGTGCTTCACCGAGCATATTGACATCAGTGTTCGCCAGTGTCGCGCCTTTTGCCATAAGGTCGGCATAATAAGACGCGTTGTTAAAGCTGTCGCCGAAGCCCTTGACGGAGCCTGTGAGGTATCCTGCCGCGGAATCGAGCGACATAGCTCCCGCCGCCGCAAGGTTGAGCACGCTCGGCATGGTCGCTATCTGATCATTGGCCGCAAGACCGGACTGCGCAAGGATGTTGAAGCCCTCTGCCGCTTCCGTTGCCGTGTACTTTGTCGATGCACCGAGCTCCCTTGCCTTGTCAATAATGCCCTGAATGGAGTCCTTCGGCACCTGCATGGTTGCGGCAATCTGACTGGTGGCGGTCTCGAATCCCGAGCCGACGTTGTAAATATCGCCGACGAATCCCTTTGCGGCACCGGCAACCGTGTTGAATGCCGCCATGCCGATGCCTGCCATGGCACCGAACGCCATTCCGCCGATTGCTTTGTCAATGCCGGTGACGGTCTTCTCTGCTTTCCTAAATGTCGATGTGAAGTTTTGGTCGACCGCACTTAGTACGGCCTTTACTGAGTAGCTGGATGCTGCCATTTACCTACCTTCACTTTCGCTTGTCCATCGCCTTCTTGAGGCGGTTTTCAACTTCCCTGATTGCCTTCTCAACGTCGAAGAACTGCTTGAATTTCTTGTATACCGGGCGATAGCTCTTGCCTGTCTTCTTTTTGGCCTGCGCGCTCATGGCGAGCCATGCGACGCGAGCCGCCCAGTATTCCTGATCCGTTCTGCGATATGCGACACCTTCCATCAGCAGCTCATAATCCGGAATCGTTAATCTGTCGAAATCCTCAATGGAGTTATACCCGAGATAGCGGATGCAGTCGATGCACGCTTCCCGGTAGAATTCCGCCCAGGTTAATCGAGCCCGACTTCCTTCCGCCTCTTGACTGTCTCCGCCTTCTGGATCTCTTCCTCTTCCCTGGCTGACTGCAGCATCTTGAGGGTCTGCTTCTTCGAGCAGTTCGCTGTCGATAAAAAATCGAGCACCTGATCAAATACCGCATCAATGTCCGTGTTCTCATTCTCAAGCCAGTCCTGCAGCTCTTCCATGGTCGGGGCGTTGGTCTTGACGCGTGCCTTCATGAGCACATCGACAAGCGCTTCCGGGCTTCCGTCGTAGAGCTGGGCGACACGGTACTGCAGGCCGATCTCGTTGCCGTCCTGGAGCTTGACCCTTGAAATCGCCTTGACAAAGCCGAAGCCAAAATTGAATTCGTATTCTGCGCCGTTAATGGTAAGTGTTTTATACATATCGCATGTCCTTTCGTGTTGATTCGTATTGATTTGTATTGATAAAAGAAAAAGCCGAGCGGAAGAGCTCCGCCCGGTCGTGATCGGTTATTTACGCACCGGCGACTGCATCCCTGAATGTGTATGCTGCAGAGCTCGAAGAATCGGAGTATGTGACCTCGCCTGCCTGCGGCGTGCCGTAGACTTTCCACTCGATGTCCGCCTCTGCATTGTCTTCCGCGGATGAGCTGAGCTCGAAGGATGTGCATTTTGCACGCATATAAAGTCCATTGAATTTGCCGGTCGTGGTGCCCGCGTCTGCCGTATTGACTTCCCAGATTTCAAAGTCCTCGCCTGCGATCAGAGCGTTTCTGACCTCTGTCGGGGTCATGCCGTCGCCGCCCTTTGAGAAGACAGCGGTTGCAGAGACGGTCGTCTCAAGACTCCCCGGAGTGCCGACCGGACCGTCCTTAGTCTCGGTGTTGTCAGAATCGCGGCTGAACGAAGAGCTGTTTTCTGTCGTGTATGCGATGTTAAGACCGGCCTTCGTAGCCGCGTCTTTCAGCAGTCTGTACAGATAGATAATTTTCTTACCCTCAACGACTGTCGGGGCTGTGAAAAGCTGAAGATTCATCTTTTTCATGTGATTCTCCTTTAACAAATTGGTGAAAAGTGTGCGGTGATTTCCAGAATACCCATGAGGAGCGGAGGTCGGACGGTCGCATCGTCGGTGATGTCCTGAACGGATATCTCGACACGCCACTGATAATGCGCGGTCTGCGTGATGGAGCGTGCCGCCTGCTTGATGCCGGAAAGCATTGCCGATACGGTGCCGCGCTTGTGCGGGTCGCTGTGCCATACCCTGACGGACTGCGTCGCATATCCGAGGAGCACGGACTTCGTTGCGCTGTCTCTCTGACCGCTCCCGCCAAGATAGATGAACGGATATGGCGTGCCAACGGCTGGGAGCCGCGAATCATAGACCTTTCCGGGGTATGCTGTTTTAAGCCGGGCTCGAAGCTCGGTAAAGAATTCCTGTTGCGGGTCCATAATCAGTCTCCTACAATGCGTTTTATGTCCTTCTTGAACTGCGGTTCTACTTCTTCGAACGCAGGTCTCATATAAGGCTGTGCGTTCATGTAGCGCGTACCGTACTCCACATATGCCGCATATTCCGTGTGCGGCTCCGTTTCGGAGGTGAATCCGTTGTCGGTCAGCTCCGTCGAGATTGACCTGCGAAGCGTGCCGCCCACATATCCGGGCTTGTGTGTCGTCTCAGGACTTCCGACCGGACAGAGTTCCTTTGCGCGTTTTTGAAGATTCGCGCCATTCACCTTGACGGCTTCCTTGACGGCATCGAGCTGAAGTGAATTGAGCAGATGCGCGTCAAGTTTGGCGATGCCTTCGAGCTTGATGTTCCCGCTCATGGCTCCACCTCCGCCGGGCTGATGCCCTCGTATTCCGCAAGGATGAATGTGTCCTTGAAGCGGAGTGTGCGCCGTCTCGCCACGTGATAGACCTTGTCCCCGATGCGGATCGCGTCAAAGGGCTCCGTGTAGTGCGTCTGGATGTGTGCCGTCTTGCTGTCCTGTCGGATTTCCCCGAAGACCTGCATCATCGTTTCGGTCGATGTGTCCATGACGGATGCAAGCCTCACGACCTCGGTCGCTGTCGGGTCTCCGTAATCACCTGTTGCCGGGTCATATTCGCCCGGCGTGATGGTCT